AGGCGTACCTCGACCAGAGGGCGCAGTCAGACCCCCTGTTCGCAACCTCATACCAAAAGACAGGCAAGAGCATAGACGAGTGCTGCAACTACATCGTTCAGGAAGTTCAGAAGATGCACGTCAACGGACTTGCTGATGATGAGGTATTCGGACTGGCGGTCCACTACTACGACGAAGACAACCTCGGCGAAATCAAAGCCGTCAACTGCAAGGTTGTCGTGAACCACACAGTCGAGCTTACCGAAGAAGAAAAGGAGAAGGCTCGCAAGGAAGCATACGACCAGTTCCAAAAGGAGGAGGTCGCAAAGCTCCGCTCGGAGAAGAAAGAGACCGAAGAAAATGAGAAGAAGAAAGCCCCGGCGAAACCAAAGCCGGAAGCCTCATTCAATAGCCCATCCTTATTTGATTTCGGCGATGAAGGCGAAGAATAAGTATCAGGAGAGGATTGTCGAGTTATCGCATCGGCTCCCTGCTCCCACGAAGAAGCAGATGGAATATGCCAAGAGCCACATATTCCCCCTCCTGGCATATCGCAACAAGAAGAAAGGTTGGTGTACCCACTGCGGACAGGCATTGCAGTTCGACCCCAAGTCCAAAGCCAAGTATATCGTATGTCCCCACTGTGGCAAGCGACTGGAGATAGAAAGCCGTTCTGAGAGAAAGTACACGTTCCGGGCATATTTCACGACGCTCTGCACCATAGGAGGTTTTCAGGTTGTCCGGCATTTCTTCTGCACCAAGAGAATCCACAAAGGACTGGAGCCGGAGTATGAATACTGCGAGGTAGTTCAGAACTGGATAGACACCAACGGCAAGGAAACGATAATGGCTCGCTCCACCATTCCGTTCACAGGTTACTATGACTACTGGAACTGGAACAGCGATTTGTCAATCAAGGTTCGCCGTGGCTATTATTGGTATGGCTCACGCTACGACATTACCAATACGGTAGTCTATCCCCATGTCGGATTGTTGAAGGAGGTCCGGCGCAACGGCATCAAGTCTATGAAAGATTTCGATGGACTGCCCGCCAACAAGCTAATAGCATCGGCTCTCGCTGACAGACAGACTGAATTGCTTATCAAGCATAATCAGAAAGAACTGCTCACGCAAAAGATACGTCTCGGCAACCATCATATCGAAAGCCTCAAACATCCCGAAGCCATCCGCATTGCCTGTCGGCATCGTTACATTGTTGAGGATGCTACCATGTGGCTCGACTACCTCGACCTGCTGGAGCATTTCGGCTTAGACCTCCACAATCCCCACTACGTTTGTCCGCTGAATCTGCACGAAGCCCATGATAGGCTGCTCATTCGTAAGAACAGGGAGGACGCAAGAGTCAAAAGGGAGCAAGACATCAAGGAAGCCCGCAAGTATGAGAAGATGTATAAGAAAGCAAAGTCCGGCTTCTTCGGTATCGTCTTCGGGGATGATAAAATAGTGATCAGTGTCGTTCAGTCCGTAGAAGAAATGGCAATCGAAGGAGAGGAAATGCACCACTGCGTATTTGCCTGTAAGTATTTCAGCAAGGCGAAGTCCCTCATCCTCTCGGCAAAGGACAAGGAGGGCAACCGCATTGAAACTATTGAGGTCAATCTCGACACGTTCCAGGTGGTCCAGAGCCGGGGTGTCTGCAACAAGAACTCGACATATCACGACCGCATTTTGAAACTGATGGAAGATAATATGCACCTCATCAGAAAAGCCGCATAAGTTATTTACATTTAGGTTATTATGCATCAGAAATATTTGGCAGTCTGCGTTAATTTTTGTAATTTTGGACTTAGAAAAGCAGGTCATCCGACCTCATTGACAAGATGAAAAAGGTGAAGGTCCTCACTGGCACGGACATTCCGTTCTGCACTCCCTCCCATCCCTATTCGATGGTGGTTCAGATAAAGATAGTGATAGACAGAATTGTTGAAAGCCGGGACGATGAATTTCAGTACAACTGCAATTCAGTAGAGGGAGTAAAGATGTTTGAGCTATATGGCCACAAGCAGAAAGGTCTGAAAGTTCAGTATTACATCAACGGAAAGCCCTCGACCTTCGCCCAGGTTCTTGAAGATTTTGGTCGGGCGGACGGTTTCTTATCGGAGATAGCATCTCCACAAGACAAATAGACAATGGAAAAGGCAACCGAAATATTCAAAGGTCCGTACACCTCGGACGGCAGCTACATCTATGACTGTAACAATCAGATGTGCCTGATGGTCGGGGACTGTGAGAACTATCCGGAAGAAATGCTCAATCGGATATGTGAAATCCTCAACCACACGAAGCCGACGAAAGGAAATCCGGGAGTCAGCGCCAAAGACGGCAACATCTACCTCAACGGGGACTTGATACTTGTCGTTAGAGGCTGGGGCTACCTAACTGGGGCCGGGTGCTTGAACCTCTCGGTGGAAGAAGCCCGAAAGATACAAGACGAGTTCGCCCAACACGTCGTAAATTGTCTAAGGAGAGAAGCCTAATCCATCACACCAATCTGTCGCAAATAAAGTAACCTAATGAAGTCATGAAGAAAAAGAAAATCCGGCTCAACATCGTATCGCGGAGCAAGGTCGCTGTCGCGCTCTACTATCTCCATGGCGGTTATGTCGCCCATCCTCATACCTGTCATGTTGGTACAAATCATCTCCAGTGCCATCATAGATGCCTGGGGAAGTTACAAGAACTGGTATCTCGCCAAAACCCTTCGCTGACGCTATGAACTGGAAGAAACTCACAGAAGCCGATTACTCGGATGACGAAATAAAGGTCCTCCGCATTACAACGAAACATGGCCGGGTAGTTTACGAAACTGGTGTAGCCGACAAAGACGGAGAGTTGTGGCACCACTCGGATTCGTCGGCGTTCCCATCCCGCTACCTCGGCTCTGTTAAACAGCACAAGGAAGTTTACTTTGTCCCAGTGGACGAAATTCTATTCTAAAGATATATGCAAATGAAAGTTTTAGTCAACCTAATCAAAAGATGGCGCAACCGCCGTAGAAAGACTGAGTGGAGCAACAAGCTCCGTGAGATTAAAGATTCCTTCCAAGTCAAGGAGTTGAACGGCACGCTTTACCTCATGTGCCAGGGTGTTCCCTACAAGGAGGTGCCTCATCTTTTGTCAGCCGAAGAAATTACTGCCCTGCTCGAAGAAGCAAGAGGCGCAATGAAGCATTACCTCATAAGTAAGGACGATGAGCCGACTGAAAAAATCCAGTCCTGCTGAACTGACCCCTCGCAACAGTAAGCCGACGCTGATATGTTCAGGCTACCTCTGCACGAAAGCTATCAGGTGTCGCAGGTTCAAGGATGCGCAGAGATTCTTCAAGGTGCTTGACAAGAATCCTGACTCGGTTCCAAAGAATGTAGTTTTTCAGTCGTCCACCATCAACGACAACGGGAAGTGTGTCTATTTCATAGAAGACCTTACCAGTGTCGGCTGCAATCGCTGAAAAACAAGAAAGCAGACCTGCCCTCACGGGTGGATCTGCTTATATGCAAATAAAGTTTAATAACCTAAAGTCGAAGATGGCCACCAGGGGGGGTGGACTTTGACTATGGAAATTAAAACAATGAGACAAAGTTACAAAATATCAGTGACATGGCAAAGCCGAGATTCCAAAATCGGCTTCAAAATCTGGCCCTGTAAAATGTCTGAAAATCCGATATAATCATTAACGAATAAAATGATAGTATTGTTTACTTGAAATATTGTAGATATGATAAGATTTTGTTAACTTTGCATCATAGTTCAAGATTATGGTAAGAGAAAAGATTAGACAAGCAATCAACGAAAGCGGAATGTCTCATTCCCAGTTTAGCCGGGAACTTGGTATGTGCTCGACGAACTTCAACGCATGGATGAACGGAGCAAGGACGCTGCCGTTCCCATTCTTCATTAAAGCACTCAATATGCTCGGCCTCTCTGTCGGTCCGAAATCGGTCGGCTTCTCTTACATCCCTGCCGATGACCTGCCGGAGATTTTCTATATGCAGATGAGACAGTCCGGGATCAAGATTTGCGACATAGCCCGTCAGACTGGCATCGACCCCTCAGTGCTGTCCGCTTTCCTCACTGGTGCCCGAAGGATGTCAACGAACAACATCGAGAAGGCGATGGAGGTGCTGGGGCTCGACATTGTCAGGTGTACTACCTCGGCTGTGAGTGCTGTCTGAACCACTTGAAAAGGCAAAGTTCAATCCAACAAAATCCCACTATAAAAATGGCAGATGCAAGTAAAGATATGAAAGACGAAGATGCTCGCTACAAGAACATCCCGTTCCCGATTATTGCCAAGACCTACAAGGCAAATGCTGGCAACCTTGCCTTGACTGCGGAAGCTCTCGGAATTGACCGAAGCACTCTCTGGCAATGGCGCAAGCAGTTCCCCGAACTGGAGAAGATGCTTAATGACTATGACGAAAGCCTCGGCGACCTCGCAGAGTCGAAGCTGATGATGGCTATAAATGAAGGCAACCTCACTGCTATCATCTTCTACCTAAAGACGAAGCACAAAGGACGTGGCTACATCGAAGGTCAGGAGATAAAGGCTACTGTTCAGGGAGCCATCAAGGGCATGAGCCAGGAGGAAGCCGCAGAGTTTATCAAGCAACTGGAAAAAGACTGTTGATATAGCCTATGGTTTATGATGCCGACGACGTATTGAGGAGTTGGATATTGTCAGATTCACTCCATTTCGCCCGCTATTTCTTCAAGCTGATGAATGGCGGGAAGAAATTTGTTGTCGGCAAACATCACAGAATGATATGCGACAAGCTCAATGACGTGCTGACAGGCAAGACCCGAAGGCTGATAATCAATATCGCCCCTCGTTACTCAAAATCGGAACTTGTATCGCGCAATTTCATTGCAATGGGTTTGGCAATCAATCCGGCTGCAAAATTCATCCACCTGTCGTATTCGGGAGACCTTGCTCTCGGCAATTCCGTCGCAGTCAAGGACATTGTAAAGTCCGACGAGTATCAACGTCTGTTCGGTGTCGAGATAGCCGTAGGCACTGATACCAAGAGCCAGTGGAACACAACAAAAGGCGGTGGACTGTATGCAACCTCATCCCTCGGACAGGTTACTGGCTTCGGTGCCGGAGCAATCGAGAACGAAGGAGATGCCTGGCAATTCGGGGGAGCCATTGTCATTGATGACCCCATCAAGCCCGCAGACGCACTGTCCGACAACAACAGGGAAGCTGTGAACCTGCACTTCGAGACCACCATCCGAAATCGTGTCAACAGCCGAAACACTCCCATCATCATAATAATGCAGAGGCTCCATGAGCATGACCTTTGTGGCTACCTTATGGAGCTGGAGCCGGACGAATGGGAAGTGCTAAGTGTACCATGTATCAGCTATAACGAAGATGGCGAAGAAGAAGCCCTATGGCCCTTCAAGCATACCATTGAGGAACTTCACAAGATAGAATCGGCCAATCAATTCGTATTCGACACGCAGTATATGCAGAACCCCAAGCCTCTTGAAGGACTCATGTACTCGAAGCTACGGACGTATGACATCCTTCCTATGGAACAGAGCATCCGTAAGAACTATACTGATACAGCCGACAAAGGCGCCGATTTTTTATGCTCTGTCTGCTACGTTGAAACGCCTTCGGGGATGTATGTTACCGATGTCCTCTACACAGACAAGCCGATGGAATATACGGAAGTCAAGACCGCAGAGATGCTGTTGATCAACGGCACTCAGTTGGTCAAGGTTGAGAGCAACAATGGAGGCGAAGGCTTCGCCCGCAATGTCGAGAAGAACGTCAGGCTGCAAGGCACCCCGGTTGCATTGAAGATGCGCTTCACATCCTTTTTTCAAGGCTTGAATAAGAATGTCCGCATATTCTCCCACTCGGCGGAGGTCCAGAACCTCATCTTTTTCCCTTCGGACTGGGAGACCCGCTGGCCCCAGTTTGCACAGGCAGTCAAGGGATACCGAAAAGTCGGGCGCAATGCTCACGATGATGCTCCCGATGTGCTGACTGGCATGGTGGAGAACTTCACACCAGTAGTTACGTCAGGTGTAACTGGTCATGTTCATAAGTTCAGGAACGCCCGCTAACTGACCGCTGATGTTCATTACTTCTCATAAGTATGTTGATGTCAAGAGATTATTAAATTAGTAATTTTGAAATATGAAAAAGAACAGACGTAGAAACAGTAAGAAGGCGAAGCTCACCACCTATGGCGAGTTTCTTATCTTGTTGCCTCTATGTCATAAAGACCACCAGGAGGAACTGCTCAATCAGTTGAAGGAGGCGAAGCGCCCAGCCTTCATCCTCGGCAAGGAGGTGCCGGAAACCCTCAACACCATCACTTACGGACAGCTCGACGATTTCAGCCGCATCGACCATGAGAAGGAAGACCCGGCTGTCAAGGTGTTCTCCATCCTCATAGGACTGGAGCCGGAGCAAGTCTATCAGTTGAATGTGTTCGATGTATTCGGTGTGATCAACTTTGTCAGAGCCGAGCTGGACCGCATTAACAAGCTGTTTGCCTCAATAAGGGTTAATCACTCGCCTGAAGAAATAGCCGCCGGGGTCGAAGACCTTAATTTCGGCACCTTCGGTGTGATTGACTGGTATGCCAAACGAATGGGTATCACCAATCAAGATGAGGTTTACAGCGTGGCGTGGATTCGCATCTACACTTGCATGAAGAACGACAATGAGAAGGCTGAATACGAGCAGAGGTTGAACAAGCAGTATGCAGAAAAGGCTAAACGGAAAAGGTAATGGAAGAACGTAACCCCACATACGACAAGGAAGGTCGCCTCGGCACGGTTGAGGCGAAGGTCAGGAAGGTAGTCGAATCCCTCGGAGAGGATGTCGGCTATCAGTTCTGTAACTGGGCGCAGGCTAATGTCGCCCTTGACAAGGTAGAGAAGCCCACCATCATCTATGTACTGCCGCCCTCCGGCTCGTTTCACTTCAAATGGAATGAGGTGCTTGACCGTCCCAATGCACAGATAGCCTTTGTCAGCCCTGCTGACTTTGACTTCGATGGAGCCGAGAACGACGGCATAGTTGAGGCGATGAAACGCCTCTGCATCCGTTTTGTCCGCGCTGTCAATGCAAGCGGTTACTTCTCGGAGCTTGAAGATGCCATTCCTTATCAGGTGCTGTATGACCACCTCGACGAGAATGTCACTGGCATAGTAATCAGCCCGACGCTCGTTGAGGAGGCTGGTGTTAACCTCTGCAATGAGCCGGAACGACTGGAGGACGAGTAGTTTTTTCGATGTATTGTCTATACGATTATGGAACAGGTTAAAGGAATAATCAAGCTGCATCTTGAAAACGTCAAAGCTAAGATTGCCAACCAAATGGCGGCGAACAATCGCAACGCCAGTGGTCGGTCTGTCTCATCCCTCACGGTGGAGGTTACTGGCAATATCGGGACGCTGTGGGGCTCGAAGTCCTTCCTTGCTATGGAACGTGGTCGCAAAGGCGGCAAGGTCCCCAAAGGCTTTGTCGGTATCATCCGGCAGTGGATCATAGACAAGGGTATCTCGGTGGCTCCCATCCCTGCCAAAACAAACCGGGCAATCCTCTCGCCGGAGGAACGTGGTATTCGCTCGATTGCTGGTGCCATAGCCCATAAGATTATGAAAGAAGGGACCCGCCTGTATAGAGATAGCGGGTATAATGATATATACACAACGGCTGTGAACGAAGAACTGGAGCTTCTTGCAATGGAATGTATGGAGGTTCAGGCTCAGAGTTTAGCCAAGATAAACAGCAATGAAGTTGTATGAGACAGACGACATTCAAAATACTCAACCAAGACTCGGTAGCCACATATCCCGATGAGATGTGCTTTGCCTTCAATCCCAACTTCATTGAGATTGAAAGCGCATGGCCCTCCGGGGTGTTTACTGTTACCGTGGAGAAAATCTCCGGCATCGAATCTGTTGCTGCTCAAAGCATCAAGGTCTCGTTCTACAAGGGTAAGTGTAAGATATATCTCTCACGCCTCTTTGAACTGATGTTCGATGACCCAAGAAACACCCGGTGTATTGAGGTGTCAGTGAAAGTCAACATTGGCACAATGCAGATGTTCCAGTTTACCACTCTTGTAATCTGGGGGAACATCGCAATCGGCGAAAGGTTCGGCAATCTCGGCGTGTATAGTTACGAGGATAACCGCCATGCCTTTGAGCGCAACCTCATTTGGTTCAGAAAGTTCCCGTTTTCGGTATCCCTGTTCCGATACAACAGGGAAGTTGAGTTTTTCGGGCGGTCAGATAATAACAGGTACGGAAATAACCCCATCTATCAGGATACAAAAGTGTGCTTCTTTGAGAAAATTGAAAAGTTAGCACCCTCACTCCCGACATTGCTCACGACAACTGTTCAGTTGCCCTTCCAGGTCGTTTACTATGCTGTTGCGAAACGCTTCGTTGTTCTGAAAGATGGAAAGTATTATTCCAATTGGCAGGGCGACGCAGAAGAACACTGGGGAGATACGGCAGACTACTGTGATAACAGCAATGAGAAGAAGCCTCTCGCCAATGTAACATACCTGTTGGAGACCGATAGAGGATATGCCCGTTACCGTTTCATGAATGATGAACTGGTGTACTGCGGTATGTTCTCTGACCTCGGCTTCGAGGACATCCCACCAGCCAGTGTATTCCCCAATGCACAGAAGTCTGCCACGATCAAGTATAAGATTTCAGAGGAAGATAGGATGATGTCGGTGTTCGACAGGACCTTTGACTACACATTCTTTCAGACTGGAGAGAATGTAGCTCTTGTCAATCTTCAAATCAGCAATGAGACCGCCGGACACTACCTCCGATGGGTTGACCGCCACGGCAATCTCCAATACTTTCTGTTCAAGAAAGGAGACCAACAGTATAAGAACAAGCTCGGCTCCAATAAGGTGTCGCAGGATGATGATATCAACGGACTGTACTTCGCCAATGTCATGAGGACCAGGAATATTGAATGTAGCATCACTCACAAGTGCTGTGCCGTCAATCTTCCGTCTGATATTTTTGACTATGTTGTTACCATCATCACATCGCCGATAGTTGACCTGTATTGTGGCAAGGACGGCGCTGGCAATGAGATATGGCTCCCAGTCAACATTCAGCAGAATACTGTCAAGTATAGCCCCAAGAAAATCCTCAACAATCTGGAGTTTTCGTTTGCTATTCCGGATGTTAACGCTCAATCCTTGTAAGCCATGTACGAAGAACTATACATCATAGACAACGGAAAGAGATTGAAGGTTGACCTCGCCACACCGAGCGGAATAACCCTCAATTTCAAAAGCAACATCTTTGGCGATCTGTCAAAGATTACTTGTTCATATACTTACACGTTCAAGTTGCCGCTGACTGCCAACAACCGTAGGGTCTTCGACAATGCTGATGACATTCGGTGTGTATCCAACAAGATACGCCGGAGATTGAAAGCTGAGTACATTCAGAACGGCATCCCTCTTTTCAAAAATGCCAACCTCTACATCGAAAGCACGGAGAGTAACTTCAATGCTGTGATGACGTGGGGAGTTATTGACGGCTTTCAGACGTTGAAGGATGATGACACATCTATCCGAAATCTGCCGTTTGAATCAATGGCAACGTATGGTCCAGTTGATTCTCTCATGTCAGCTTATAAGAATACCGATGAGGTTGTACGCCCGCTGTATAATGCCGGAGCTACTTATGTATCTGTGAACGGCAATAAAAATGTCTACATTAGTTACAACTTCTTTCCTTTGCCTTGCGTCCCAATTCATAAGTTAATAGAGAAGATAAATGAAAAGTATTCAACGAAGTTTGTTCTTGGTGCTGATTATGTTGAAGGCGAAACGGCTGACATAGACATACTATTTAAGTATGGTGTGATTCCTTTCGTTAATGCCGTTCAGTCAGAGGAACTGATTAACAGCCATGCTACAGAATGTTTTGTACACACATTGGAAAGAGATTATCCGGCAGTTCACGGAAAGCCAAATATCATACATGGATATGCTGGAACGGCAGCTCGTCCAATGAACTGGGATAAGTTTTCCGAGGTTCGTGATAGTGAAGGAAGACTGTATGGCTTAAAGAATAATTCCAAGTCAGCAATAGAGGCAACTATAAAAGGATATTTTGGGGTTACTCTAAAGTATGTTGATGGAAAGAATGCTTATGAGATTACGAGTTCTTCTGAAAACAAGCCTGTTCTTAAAGTTTATTGTTGGAATCCATATAGCGGAGCATCTGGTGTTTTGTCTGAACTTGCATCGTTAGATGGTGTATATGGTACAAATCAAACAGATGAGTATGGATTGTATGGAGATCAGGACTGGAGATGGAGATTTAGGTTTACTGAGAAATATGGTACAGAACGTCTGACGGTAACAATTCCTGCTGGCGCTATCATCTTCTTTGGTATTGAATGCGGTGATAGAAGTGGTATTTACAGCGCTGGTGGAGAAAGTGACATCTTTACTATATATCCGAATCAGACACCAGAAGGACTTCCTTTTTCTTCCTCTGACAGGGATATAGATAGTTGGCAAATTCCTATCGGGAGCAATTTGCCGGATATTTCTTGTCTGAATTTTATGAAGGCTCTGTACTACATGATAGGAGCGTTCCCCACGGTATCATCCAATGGTGATATAGTCTCGGTCTATTATGATGACCTCCGTAAAAACATCATATCCGGCATAGCTTATGAATGGGACAGAAAAATAACATCCGCTCCCAACGAGCAAGCTCAAAGCATAACGTATTCTATAAACGGATTTGCACAGAGAAGTTATTTCCTTATGAAGAATGATAACCTTGACTCTAAAGATTCCGAAGATGAATCGGATGTCTATGCGTCAGGTATAGGTGTAATCGAATGTAACAATCAGACTATCGAGAAGACCAAAACCATCATTCAGTTACCGTTTTATGGTGCATACCTAAAGAATCTCAAAAATCAGAAGTTTTCTACCGGAGATACTATCAAGTTCTGGGTTCGAGAAGATAAGATTTCAACTAAAGAGGCGAAACCCGCTGTCGGCATCATTACGCCTTTTCCTCAGAAGAACTCATCGCAAGGACCGACCGGAAAGGTTTGGATGGGTATGAAGATATGGGATGGATTTTCTAAGATACTTGAAAATCCCTCATACCTCTATCTGTCAAGAATAATGGAGAACCCGATAATAGTGAAAGAAAACTTCTTGCTCAACGAGCTTGACCTTCGGGATATTGATTATTCCCGACCAGTGTACCTCTCCAAGTATGGAGCCTACTTTGCTATTGTGTCAATCTCCCGAGATAGCAAAGGAATATGTAAGTGTGAACTTCTCAAACTCCCCGAAGAAGAATAAGTTATGGCAGCAAACGACGTAACAACCAAGATACTCCAGATCCAAGTGGATTATGGAGACGCTGTGAAGCAGATTGCAGAATGGCAGGCAAAGATTGATGCTGTTCGCAAACAGCAGAAAGGTTTGAAAGAAGACCTCAAGGAAGGTCGCATCTCTCAGGAAGAATACCAGCGGAGCATTCAGGCTGGCAACCTTGCCATGAGCCAGATGAAGGACGCCATGAACACAGTCAGCAAGGCAGTCAAGAATCAGCTCAAATCGCAGGTAGAGCAGGAAGGCTCCCTCGTTCAGCTTCGCGCAGAAATCAGCAACCTCAACGCAGAGTACGACCGACTGAGCCGTGCCGAGCGTGAGAGTGCCAAAGGCGATGAGTTGAAAGACAAGATAAACCGTCTGACCACAGAATTGAAAGGTGCAGAGGAAGGCACGCAACGCTTCTACCGCAATGTCGGCAACTACAAGTCTGCACTGCTCGGTGCCGGGGTTTCAACATCATCCCTCTGTGATGCACTCGCAAAGGAATGTAAGACCGCAGAAGAAGCCGAGAAAGCCAATGAGGTGTTGAAGAAAGCCGTCGCTGCCATCGACCCTTCGTCTGTCGGTGCCTCCGAATCCATTGCCCTTCTTACCAAGAAGATTGAGGAGAACGAAAAGGTAATCAAGGACCACGCCGATAGCGTTGCTGAATCGCAGAGCAGGAGCGAAGGGCTGGTTGATACCCTGTCCGACCTCACAGGCGTTAACCTCAACCTCGGTAACTCGCTCAACAACCTCTCCAAGAACAGCGCAGGCTCCGTGATGGAAGGTCTGACCGTCAAGGCAAAGGCTCTTTGGTCCACGCTGACAGGACTGCTTGCCAATCCTATGGTGCTGACCTTCCTCGGAATTGCCGGGGTAGGCATGGCTGTCAAGTGGTGGTACGACTACAACAAAGGACTGGAAGAAGCAAGCCGACTGACACAGCAGTTGACCGGACTTTCCGGCGATGAGATGAAAGCCTTCCGTAACGAGGTGCAAGGTGTTGCTGACTCATTCGGTGTTGACTTTCAGGAAGTTCTCGAATCTGCCAACACCCTGTCGCAGCAGTTCGGCATTTCGGTTCAGGAAGCACTTGGGTATGTCAAGGATGGTTTCGTCAGTGGTGCCAACGCCACTGGGCAGTTTACCGATATAGTGAAGGAGTACCCTGCATACTTCAAGGAAGCAGGACTTTCTGCAAGCCAGTTCATCTCCATCACAGCCCAGTCGAGCAAGATGGGTATTGTTTCCGACAAGGCGGTAGATACAATCAAGGAAGCCAACATCAGGCTCCGCGAAATGTCAACCGCCACAGCCGAAGCATTGGACGGTATCGGCATCAGTTCCGCAGAAATGCAGAAGAAGCTCCAGGATGGCTCGATGACCACATTTGAGGCGATGCAACAGGTCAGCGCCAAGCTCAATGAGATGGCTGACAACAGTCCTGCCACAGCAGCCGCCATATCGGACATCTTCGGTGGTCCCGGTGAGGACGCAGGTCTTCAGTACCTCCGCACCCTCAAAGACATTGAAACCGACCTCGATGTTACCAAAGAAAAAGCCGGAGACCTCGCAAGAGTACAGGAGGAACAGATGAACAGCCAGATAGAACTGGATAACACGCTGGCTTCTCTGTTCGATGCCACTGGCGGCTCCTTTGAGGAGATGACCGCCACTGCAAAGACGTGGGTCAACAACGGCATTGTAGCCATGATTAAAGGCTGTGTTGAACTCGTCAACTGGTTCATCGACCTATACAACAATTCGATGGTTGTAAGGGCCGGAGTCGCATCTATCGCCATCCAGTTCAAGACGGCATGGTCCATCATCAAGAATGTCTGCATCATGCTTGTGGATGAAATCATGGGTCTCGGCAAAATCATCAAGGGTGTCCTCACTCTCAGTTGGGACGATGTAAAAGCCGGATGGGATCAGTTCCGCAAAGCATCAGTCAAGGCTGTCAAGAATGTAGTCAACGATACAGTCGATGCCTACCAGGAGGCGTGGTCTGAAATCAAGGACGGACAGATAGAACACGTCAAACTCGATGTCAACTCGGTAGCCAGCACAGGGGCCGACGGTGCTGGTGTAGGGGGTAGTGGCGGCGGGGGAGGAAAAGGAAAGAACCTTGGTAAGACCAAGACCAAAGGAAGCAAGTCCGGCAAGAGTGGCAAGGACTCTGCCGCAGAAGCCGCCAAAGAAGAAGCACAACTCCTTCGCAAAGCCGAAGATGAGTTGTTGAAAATTACGATGGAGTCTATTGAGACCCGCCGTAAAAAGGTTGAGCTTTCCTACAAACGTCAGATTGAAGATTATCAGAAAAAGCTCGCAGAAGACAAGAATCTTACGGAGAAGTCGCGCGAGGCAATACTATCCATCATTGACTCACTCCAGAAGCAACAGGAGCAGGCACTCGCCAAGTTTGATGCCGAGGAAATCAAGAAAGAGATTGAGCATAAGGAAAAACTCAATCAGTTAAAGCTCGAAGCCATTAAAGAAGGCACCGACCAAGAATTTGAACTTCGCCGTCAGAGCCTTGCCAATCAGCAAGCCATTGCAGAGCAGGAAGCCATTCTTGCCTATGAGAATGAAACCGAGAAGCAGGAGGCTCTGAAAGCTATCCGGGAGAGGTATGCTAATGAAAGGACAGCCCTCGATGAGGAGCAGGCTCAACTCAAACTCGACCGTCAGAAGCAGGAACTGGAAAACGAGATAGCCGAACTTGAATACGCTCAGTCCGAAAGGGAACTCCGTCAGATGGAAGGCTATCAGATGGATGAGGAGCATTATCAGGAATGGCGGCAGAGGGGTCTTGAAGAAATGGACGAACACCAGGCGGAGCTTCTTACCAAACAGGAGGAAGCCGCCGCCGCAGAACTGGAGGCGCTGATTGCCCGTGGTCAACTCTCCACACAGACCACCGAGGAATTTGAAGCCGAGGTCATAGCTGCAAAGCAAAAGTCTGCCGAGGCACAGAAGAAGACCAACGATGTCATCATCAAGAATGAGCAGGCAAAGGCTCAGGCGATGAAAGCCATCACTGGCGGTCTGACCCAGTTGCTCGATACTCTCGGCGAAAGCAATTCTGCATTTGCTAAGATGTCGAAAATCATCACCCTCGCCCAGATTGCGATTGATACTGGTAAGGCACTCTCCGCAGGTATCGCTTCTGCCTCATCTATGCCGTTCCCTGCCAACCTCGCCGCTATCGCCACCACGGTAGCCACAATTCTTGCCAATGTTGCCACAGCAATCTCCACCGTGAAGTCTGCCAAGTTCGCCACTGGTGGTAAGGTTACAGGTCCCGGCACAGGCACCTCTGACAGCATACCCGCCATGCTCTCCAACGGGGAGTTTGTAATGACAGCAGCCGCTACAAGAATGTTTGAGCCGTTGCTTATGACGATGAACAATATCGGCAAGGGCGTACCGATGCAGGTGCTGAACTCGTCGCAGACCATCAATCAGGCAGAAATGCTGACGGACTCCTTTGAATCCGCCGCCCGTGAGATAAAGCCAGTTGTTTCCGTTGTCGAAATAACTGAGGCGCAGGACCGAGTAGAGATGATAGAGAACCTTGACACATACTAACCAGTCATGACGAATTATGAATTACTGATAATGAACCGTAGTATGGTTGAGGTACTGCTCGCCAACCATATCAACATCAACGACGTTCAGAACCTCCAAATCTATGAGCAGTTCATGGAAATGAAAAAGCAAGGACACAAAGTGACTTACATCACAGTGTTCCTTGCTCACAAGTATGGAATGACGGACAGAGGCATTTACAAAATCATAAAGCGTCTGAGCCGTTCCGTGTCTGTCAACCAGCAGCCACCACAAGAGGATGACCAAATGCCTTGATGGTGTCGTCGCTATCCCTGCCGGACACAGCCTTCCCCATAGCCAGTTCAATCCTGTCGAGCAGTCTGATTGCTCGGTCAATGATGAAGCCGTCGAAGTCGTCGGCTTTCAGCAGATCATAGTCAACCCTGTGGGATGAGATAGCCGCCCTCATCTGGTCTTGTGTAAGGCCCTTGTTGGCCATCGTACCTATGTATTCGCTTGGCGCACGTCCACCGATTGAACGGTTGGTACTTGCGTATATTGGTGTCTTGTTTACCACCGAGTTCCATTTTGTTGAATCATACCCCTGCTGTTCGCAGTAGTTCTGGGGGAAGATATGATGGATGTCGGTGCTTTCATCAAGGTAGGTCGCAATATCCATCTTATCGGCACTCATAAAGTCAAGCGGAGAATCCTGTAAGATAAGCGCCATAACGCCCTTGTAAGCCGCAGAGTTTCGTGTCTGCATAGAAAGTAACCTTCGGGGTTGGAAGCTCGCTCTGACGACCGTCTCCGGCTGTTCTCCGCCATTTATTTGGTTTAACACATCCACGATGTCGGAAGCATAGCGGGTCTCGTTTGCACCACCATACAACTCGCCGAAGACACCGCACCAGTACCAATGTGCAAGGATGTCCTTGTTCGTCTGTATTTGTAGGTTGATTCCGGCAATCTCAGCATAGGCGAAGATGGCAGCCAGAGGTACCAACTGGGAAGTATATGGAAGGTTTTGAGCAGTAAACACGCCTTGATTGATAAGGAAGCTCGCCGCTTTGATGAAGCCCGACACAAGGTAATCCCGGTTGGCTTTGTAGTCGTCGAGGACCATCTTCAACACATCACGCTTCTTACAGGAGACAGCAGCCGTTCCGTTCACTGACTGGCGATAGCTGATGAGCAGAGCCATCGCAGTAAGGAAGTTGGTGTTCTCCACCACACGAAGGATGTCCGATTGCTTTGTAGCCTTGAATCTCGCCTGAACATCATCCCAATCATCACGCAGGTTGAACTCGTCGGCTGCAAAGGTTGCAGTTACCAACTCGAAGACCGTCAGTTTCACGCCGCCAGTATTGACGTTCTCGAAAATCTGACAGACAGCCTCCTTTGAGGTATCCTTCGTTACGTTGATGATAGGAATTTTGTATGACTGAATTTTCTGTAATACCTGTTTGTTGAACTCCTTGAAAAGTTTTCGGATTGACTGGTCGCCCTCATAGTAGTCGTTCAGTTCCAACATCCAATCGGAGGAAGCCGACAGGTCGAGAGCAATGTTCAGAGGGTACATCAACTCCTTAAACTCGTTTTCCCTGGTGGAAAGGTCAAGTATCACAGTCCTGCCGATGTCCTCGGTCAGTTGCTTCTTCTCGTTGATTGAGATTACTGCATCCAGTCTGTCCGCTGTCTGATCAAGAGCCTTGCGGATGTCAAGGTAGTAGTGGCGCAGTATCACTTTGTCCTTGTTGGTAGCCGGACGGGTAGCCACAGGCTCCGCAGTCTTAAATACCTGGTACAAGGTTGTCAGGCGTTGCTGTCCGTCCAACACAAGGAAATCGGGGTCGTTGAGGTTGGTCGCCGTTACTCCTTCAAGAGGACGGTACTTGAACCGCACACTTGAGTTCCCAGTTTGGAGGAACATAGCCGCACCCATAGGGAAGCCGGACGAAATACTCTCTATCAGTTTACAGATTTTACCATCATCCCACACCCAGCTACGCTGAAAATCGGGGAGTTGTGCCTTTCCGTTGCCGACCCAAGTCAGCAGTTCTGAAAGGTCATGGTCAACTGAATGGACTGCCATAATCAGAAGCCGTCAGTGAAGCTGCCCTTCTTGTCGGTCGCCACAGCCTCGGTTAGTAAGTTGTATTCCTTCGACAGGAAGCCGGATATTTTGTCCTTCTTCCATTCCTTCTCATAGTTGGTGTCGCCGTTCAGTTCAATCCTAATCTTTGCAATGCCGGAGAGTAGTTGCTGAATCTGTTCTGGTGTCAAAGCGTAGGCGGCATGGATAGTGAAAGTCTTGACGATGATGCCGCTGATATTCTTCACGTCGCCGATGTTGTCGGAGAGGGTCTTATCGGAATACTCTGTCAGGGTCAGCACGTCGCCGCTGGTTGTCTTTACAAGCATCCTTGCCCCTGCCGGAGCAGAAATCGGCTCGCTGGAAGCCAGTGTCGCATCAAGGAAATACTGGACTGCACCATCTTTGACGGAGGCGGACAGACCCAGTGAGAGAACGACCTTATCGGACATGCTTCGGAATGGTTTTGACTCACAGGAAATCAGTCGTAGTCCGGTGTCCGTTACCCGGTCATCAACTATTTTCTGTGCTGACGCTGAAAGTGTCACAAGCATCAATGCCAAAAAGTAAATAACTTTTCTCATTGTAAGGAGTTGTTTTGTTGTTTATCTTTGTTCTCATCACAAAGGACAACAAAAGGCGTGGACTACTTGTAGAAGCCTCGGTATCGCCAAACACCGCTTCACAGCACAAGTAAGCCCACGCCGTGTGCGTAGGCATTACCTTGTAGCGCTGTGAAAGGTTAAAAATTGGCGATTTTAGGCTTTCAGCATACAAGCTAACGCTTTCGTTATTCCTCTATGTCCGGTCTTGCAGCGGTCAAAGGCTGCCAAACCAAGTGCAAAGATAGTCAAAAATAGCGGATTTAAGGAGATTTCACACGGGAAATATTGTGTATATGATTAGTCGCCTCGCGCCCGATGTAGCGAAATTCTTGCAAAATAAAGTTTAACGCAGTGAAAATAAAGAAGTTATGATTTTCGCATATCATTTTTCTTGATTAACTTTACAGAGTCAAAAATCACAAACTTTGATAATGTCTTAAATCAAGAAGGTATGTATATATCGAATGCAATCCAGGAGCCGGGGATGAAGAAGTTCTACTCATCCGAGTTCGGTTTCCTGCACGCCATCGTAGCCGATGGTAGGCTGTGGTTCAACATGACCGACCTTTGCAATACCCTCCGTATGGCTCTGCGGGATGCAAAGAACGAGTGTGAACTTGCCAACTGTGAAGTCAGAGAATACAATGTACGCAGAGCCAAGTTCACGAGCTGTAACTGCTATGTTGACGAAGACGGGATGCACACCATCATCGTCGAAAGCCGGAAGACTCGGGCAAACGCCTACCGCCAGTGGATAGAGGCTGTTGTCTGCTTCTCCCTCCGAAACCCCAAAAAGTCGCTCGCCCTACATGAGCTGGATCTCACAGGCAGGGAAACATCGTGGGAGGTCAGGAAAGCCTACATTAATCAGGCGAAAGCCAACGAAGCGCTCGCCAAAGCACTGGTCGAGAAGTTCGTCAGGGAAGCCACCGCAGAAGAACAGAAACGCCGCAGTAACACCTCCAAAGCAAAGAAGTCCTCCAAAGCAAAGAAAGCATCGGGGAGCAAAGCCTCATCATCATCCAAGTCGGCGCCCAAAAAGACGAAGACCATTCAGCAGAAGCCCTTCATCCCACTGGACGGACACATGACGGTGGAGGAGTTCTTCAGGAACGAGATACCTTACGACGAGTTCTGTTACTACCTCGATGGTCTGCTTGCCGATGCACAGGCCCACATCATCCTGCTCGACAAGAAAAGTCAGTGGGCGGCACAGCACAGAATCAATGTCATCACGGTATTTGAGAAGATGCTGAAAGCCAACGCCGGGAACATCAAGTATGAGCCGAAGGTCGCTTGTTTCTGATGATTTGTAAGCAAAAGTTAAACTTGAAACTTTCTCGCAAAAGCTCTGCATTTTAATTGGTTATGGTTTTCGTATTCCTAACTTATTGATTATCTTTACAGTAGAAAATGAAACAAGAACCCCTAAAGTCAAAGAAGATGAAGAAGAAAGTTTTCGAGATAGAAGATGCACAAGTCAGTTGCGTATTTGTCGCTGGCAATCCATGTGGTCCCGATGAGTATGAAGTTGACATCCAAGTTGACAATATGCTCTACCGCATCTACACACTGGTAGGACCGTTAGAGCAAGACGAAGCCGTCTGCAACCGGGTCTATAACGAATGGAAGAACGGCTATCACAATGACGTAATCCCCGAAATCGGTTAAGATATGGAAAAGAAAGTTTACCTCCTGTATTCCGGCAATGCCTGGTTGAATACATCATCTCTCCAGTTGCTCTCCGTCTGCACCACGGTTGAAAGAGCCATTGAACTTGCAGTTGAACACGCAGAAGGTGGAGAAGAACCCCTCGACGATGAATCGAAGGAAGAACTAGAATCGCAACGTCAGACCTACGGCAGGGATGAGAACTACCTCATCTGTGAGACAGAGTTAGACGAACTGGATTGATAACCTTAAAAGCAAAGATATGAAGCAGAAAGTATTTCTGGTGTATGTGCTGATTGAGTATTCAGCTGAAAGCACCACCGACGCCCATTATGTTTACTCATCCTTTGAAAAAGCTCACGATGCAATGACCCGCGAGATAGCCGAAGCAAGGGAGAACTTCGACATCGAAAGCGGTGGATTTATCTCTCATACCGACCACAGTCAGGAGTGGTGTAACGACGACGGACAAAGCTACTCCATCGGCATTGAGGAAATGGAGGTGCTGTAAAAATTTCCGATACCGCAGAGAAAATAATTGGCGGTTGATTTTCGCACCTCAAACATAATGACTAACTTTACATTAGCAAATAAAGTAAACCTAAATAGAAAGAAGATGAACAAGAAAATTGTAAAAGCATTATTCTCCTATGCTGTAAGCAAGGAAAAGATACGTCCACTGATGCAGGGCGTACACTTCGAGGAGGACGTATGTGTTGCTTCTGACACTTATGTGTTAGTTGTGTACAAAGCATCTAACCCGGCACTCGCCGGCACCACTAAGCTCGAAGATGGCACGGACATCAAAGGAACGTACCCTGCCTTCAAGAGAGTAATCCCCAAGAAATCAGGTAAGCCAGTCAACTACAACTGGAGCCAAGTGTATCGGGCAATCAAGTGGTTCAAGAAACAGGAAGGCTACAATCCCAATGACAAACTCGTTGTCAATGATTGTCACATTGCAATGTCAACCTTGCTCAATGCTCTCGAAGTGTTCAACGCCGCCGGAGACCTCGGCTGCATGAAAGTCTCGACGATAGACCCGTCCCGTCCGATTCTACTTGAATCCGAACAGCTCACAGCCATTGTGATGCCATGTAAGTCTGAGCCGGAGATGGTTGACCTCGAAAGACAGGACTGCGAAAGTGTGGTAGTTTCCTATGCTAACCTCATCAACACCTACGCAATAGAGAGTGCAAAGCCCAAAGAAGCCAAAGTCGAAATGGCGTGGCTGTAATCCCAAGACTGGAAATTAAAACAAGAATATGCAAGTAAATGAAATCAAGCTTTCAGAGATAGCTACGAGCGCTCTGAATCCACGCAAGACATTCGACGAGACAGAGTTGAAGGAGCTTGCACAAAGTATCGAAGCCAACGGACTGATTCAGCCTGTAACTGTCCGCAAAATCAATGGCGAAGACGGCAAGAAGTATGAAATCGTATGTGGCGAGCGCCGCTTCCGGGCAGTTACCCTGCTCGGCAAGGAAACCATACAAGCCGTAGTGAAGGACCTCGATGACAAGCAGGCATTCGCCTGTATGGTCATCGAAAATCTCCAACGCAAGGACATCGACCCGATGGAAGAAGCCCAGGCGTTGAAGTACCTCTACAACAAGGGAGCCGTCTCGGTCAAGGAGATAGCGAAGATGCTCGGCAAGAGCCAGAGTTTCGTTGTCAACCGCATTCAGTTGAACAACATCATCCCGGAGTTCGTCGCCTTCCTCAGAGAAGGAGTATTGAACCTCGTGCATCTCCAAGTAATCAGCAATCTCCGCAAGGATCAGCAGAAGATGTTGCTGGAGCTTCGCTTTCAGCCCTCGCAGATGGAACGCTGGGAGAGCAAGACGCCGAAGGTGGAGACACTGAAAGCATGGATAGATGAAAGCGTCATGGGGCTGCTGTCCTCGGCTCACTTCGACCCTGCCGATGAAACCTACACCACCTGCAAAGAGAAGACAGGGTGCCTGTCCTGCAAGGGA